CAACAACGGCGAAGTCAACGGTGAAATCAGCACCGTTTCTGGTAAATACACCATCCCCATGGGCTTTCACGATGGCGCGGGCGGAGTGACTATCGCAGCGACCGAACAGGCCAAGCTGGTGCCCGCAAATATCCGCGAGGGCGTTACGGTCCTGGGCGTGAAAGGCTCTATGAGCGGCAGCGAAGGTATGAAGCCGCAGGCCAAGAGCGTTACGCCGACCTTTGAGCAGCAGGTTGTGCTGCCCGACAAAGCGTATAACTGCCTGTCTCAAGTTACTGTGCAGGCGATCCCGGCCACATACGTTGATAATGCGGCTGGCGGCCAGACGTTGACGATCGGAGGCTGAGCATGGCCGTAAACAAGGTTGTTATCAATGATAAAACCGCCATTGATCTGACCGGCGACACCGTGACACCCAGCGATCTGGTGGAGGGTGTAACTGCGCACGATGCCACCGGCATGCAGATCACTGGCACTCGCCCCGCCACAAGCGGCACGGATACCAGCGATGCAACGGCGACGGAGGAAGATATTGCTAGGAACAAAACGGCGTATGTGCAGGGCAAAAAAATCACGGGCAAGCTGTATGAATACGTCAAAGGGAAAAAGCTGGAAATGTGGGTATCGGCGGGTGGATCGCAGTACTTGATAGTTAACAAAAGGGGGTACATCTGTATTAGCATGCCCCACGAGCTTAACGATGAGATATTGCGGATAGGTTGCACCATTGAGCTTGGTGCTGATCCGTCCCTCTTTGGTGATGCCGTCGCCGCCGACGTAGCCAAGGGCAAAACCATGACATCCGCGGCAGGGCTGAAAGTTGTCGGTACCAACACCAATGACGCCGATACCTCCGACGCCGATGCGACAGCGAGCGATATTGCAAAAGGCAGAACGGCGTATGTGCAGGGGGCCAAAGTTACGGGCAAACTGACAGAATACCTTGCAGGGGAAACACTAAGTTACTATACCTCCGGCGATGAAGAGATCACGATTGAGCGTGACAGCGACAGCGATAACATCAGCATAAAAATCCATTGTTTTGACGATGACAAGATTATGCGGCACAACAGTTACATAAAGCTTGGAGCCGATGCTATTCTTTTTGGCAACGCTACTGCTGCGGATGTTGCAAAAGGCAAAACATTTACGAGTGCAGCGGGGGTAAACGTTACCGGTACTGCGGAGCCTGCCAAGAGCAATAACAACGTTGAGGCATATGCCGTCACAGACACCAGCCCCAGCGTGAATTTTAAGCGCACTGACGGGGCAATCAAGATCTGGGGCTACGGCACCATGACCAGTTCCGGCGGCTGGGGCCAGCAGACTACGAGCCTGGTCGCGTTTGAGGGCGACAAGTACCACAAGGGCGCCATATACGGCGGCCCAAGCAGTACCAGTTTGAGCCTAAGCATCAGCAACGGAAAACTGACTGGCCTGCCGAGTGGACTGACGGCGATCAGCGCGATTGTAACGAGAGGTATATGATATGAGACTGGAAAACGAAGACGTTCTGCTTCACTGGCCCCTGGCCCAGCACATCATCACCGCGGGCTGGCTCTACAATGATGGCAGCCTGCACCGGGCGCTGGATTTCCGCGCGGCGGTGGGCACGCCGGTATACGCCGCAGAGGGCGGCACAGTGGAGACGGCCTACCGCTGGAACGGCAAGCGCACCCAGGGCGACAACAACAGCTATGGCAACATGATTAAGCTGCGCCACACGACCTACAAGTACGGCACGTTGGAAACGCTGTACGCTCATTTGAGCCAGCTTTGCGTGGCGCAGGGGCAGCAGGTGCAGGAAGGCCAGCTGATCGGCTACAGCGGCGATACCGGCAACTGCTATGGAGCACACCTGCATTTCGAGGTGCGCTGGAAAGGCCTGCGCACGAACCCACTGAACTGGCTGGATGCTGATTTCAGCACGGCCAGCAGCGCGGTCAAGCTGGGCAGCTACAGCAGCGTACAACACACAAAGGAAGTGGAACACATGAACCATGCTATTGATGTAAGCAAGCACCAAGGCAAATTTGATTGGCAGGCGGCGTATGACAAGGGCATCCGCCATGCCATGCTGCGCGCCGGGTATGGCCGTTACAGCAGCCAGAAAGACCCGCAGTTTGAACGCAACGCAGCGGAATGTACCCGCCTGGGCATCCAGTATGGCGTGTACTGGTACAGCTATGCCAGCACCCCGGCGGAGGCACGCCAGGAGGCCCGCTGCTGCCTGGCCGCGATTAAGGGCAAGCACCTGTGCCTGCCGGTGGCGTATGATATCGAGTACGAGCCGTGCATCCTGCGCCTGACCAACGCGCAGCGCACGGCACTTGTACAGGCCTTTTTGTCGGAGATTGAGGCCGCAGGGTATTACGGCATCCTGTATGCTAGCTGCGGTTTTATCCGCAACCGCCTGGACTTCAAGGCTTTGTCAAAATATGATATCTGGGTCGCCCAGTACGGCAGCACATGCACCTGCCCCCTGCCGTATGGCATCTGGCAGTATTCCAGCCGCAACGCGCTGGGCGTGCCCGGCTACGGCACCAGCCTGGACTGCAACCGGGTGTATAAGGACTATGAGCAGCTGATGATCCAGGCGGGCCTGCAAGGTCACACCGCGCCCCCGCCGGAGGATACCACCCCCAACAAGCTGGACAAGCAGCGGATCACCATTGGCCGTATCTCCAGCGGCGACCGCGCAACCATCCGCGCTCTGTGCGAGGGGCTGGGGCTGGTTGCCGCCAGTCTCTACCGCGAAACCTGCGCGGATGGCAACCAGTGGATGCTGGACGTTGGACCGGTATCCAGCGGCGACGCCTGGTACATCATGCGCAAGTGCGCAGAGCTGCAGCTGATTGATGCAGGGCTGTACAAGGCCGAGTATGTGGAGGGCTGACCGTGCTGGACTGGATCATCAGATACTGGGTGCAGTGGCTCTTCGGCCTGATCTGCGCCGCACTGCTGGCAGGCTACCGTCGCCTGGCCAAGCGGGTGAAGGAACAGGAAGAGGAACGCAAAGCCATCAAGGCCGGACTGCTTGCTATCCTACACGATCGCCTGTACGCCGAGTGCTCCCGCTACATTGCGCAGGGCAGCATTGACACGGACGGCCTGCGAAACCTGGAATATCTCTACCGCAGCTACCATGCGCTGGGCGGCAACGGCACGGGTACAGAGCTGTACAACCGCGCCAAAGCCTTACAGATTAAGAACGATTGACCAACACACATAGGAGGAAACCATCATGGATATTGCATCTTTTGGTATCGCATCCGTTGCCTGCATCACCGTTATCTGCTACCTTGCCGCAACGGCTGTCAAGCAGACCCCGCTGGCCAACAAATGGCTGCCGTCCATCTGCGGCGCCCTTGGCGGCCTGCTGGGGGTGGCCGCCATGTACATCAACGTGCCGGACTTTCCCGCCGCGGATCCGTTGACCGCCCTGGCCGTGGGCATTGTTTCCGGCCTTGCGGCTACCGGCGCGGATCAGGTTATTAAGCAGATCGGCAAAGACAACTGACCGACAAATTAAATAATCCATAATAAAAGCGGCAGGCTTTTCTCTTTTTCATGGATAGCCCGCCGCTTATTTTTTATGTGTCGTTTTCTGCGCTGTCACCTTGCGCAACATCGGGGACGTATTCCATGAGATCACCGGGCTGGCAATTCAGCAGAGCACACAATTTATTGATTGTGCGATAATCCAATCCGCCGCCTTTATCTAGTTTTCCTAGGACCGATGGGCTTATGCCGTTCTTTCTTAACCAGTATTTGTTGTGCCCCTGGCTGTATAACTGCCGAAACAGTCCATCATAAGTAATCATAGTTCACCTCACTATTCTGCATTTTCAGGCCCGCCGGGGCAGCCGGTGCTGATTGGCTGCCCAGAATATCATTGATCGAAAATCCCTTGCTCGTTTAGCCCTCCTTAGTGTCCACGTTGGACACAATGCTTTCAACCTTTTCCGCCAGCGCCTTATAATCCGCCGCTAATGTGACCTTTTTCATTATCCATATTATAGCAGGCGTAACGTACTAAAGCAAGTACAAAAATGTACAATAAACCGTATCAAAGATAGTGCAATCTGCGCATTGCATTATTGCACTAGATGTAGTACAATATAAACATAGCAAGGGGCGGTACAAATAGAAAGGAACCGCCAATGAAAAGCCATGAATTTGAAAGGTTAAGCCCTGAATCGAAAAAACAATATTTCAACCTTTACATCGCATGGATACAGTTAAAAAATAAAAAGGTCAGATGGCGACCGTCTCAAAAGTAACCATCTAACCTAGTCCGACAAGAAACGATAACCGTCCCTTGCTTATTTTTATTATAATCAATTCACTTAGGAAAATCAAGCCGGTGGGGGGCTTTACAATGGGAAACCCTATTTTTTTAGATGGCTATAATGTTCCAGAATGGCTTGCTGATGTCTGTACCCGCGAATGTGCTCGCGGCTTTTGCGGTCATGCTGTACTTTCTGTCCATCAACTGGAATTTCTTCTTGCGCTTGCACAAGGCGCGGCAGAAATGATTTAGCGGGCCAATTTACTACGACCTTTTTACGATCTTTTCGGCTTTTACGACCTGTTTACGACCCATTATTTTGCACTATTTTGCATTATCTCACAGTATTTGTATAACAAAAAAGCACGCTGCATCAGCTCTTATACTGAACAACGTGCTTTTTTGTTGGCGGAGTAAGAGAGATTTGAACTCTCGCGGCCCTTTCGGACCCTACGCCCTTAGCAGGGGCGCCTCTTCGACCTCTTGAGTATTACTCCACAAGTCAAAGTGATAAACTATTCACTTTTTCACACAAAATGGCGGAGAGGATGGGATTCGAACCCATGGTCCGCTCGCGCGAATCGCTGGTTTTCAAGACCAGTTCCTTAAACCACTCGGACACCTCTCCACAGTGGCCACCACCAAGGTGCGATAGTTATATTACCATAAGCCCTGCAGAATGTCAAGCATGAAAATGAAAAAACAGCAAAAGAAATTGCAAAAATTAAAAAGAAAAAGAGAAAATACAATAAAATCACGCCAAATCGTCCAACACTTGGCGCGCGGCACGCACGGACGCTGTATCCGTCTGCTGGATATGCCACTCGTCCAAACCGGGCAGTCCCATGGGAACGCCCTCGCGGCGGAACACCATCCGGCTTTCCAGTTCCACTTTCCCACTCATGTGGTAAGCCCTTGCGCCCGGCAGGGCAGCCGAAAGCTGCCGGATCACCCCAGCGTTTACCCCGGCACCGATCAGTACTTCCGGACCATTGGTGCGGTCACGCTCTGCCAACAGGCTGCACAGAACGTCAACACCCTGCACACAGCTGGCGGCGGCACCGCTGGTCAGCACGGTATCAATTCCAAGGGCGGCGGCGTCGCGGTAGGTTTGCAATGGGTCGGCAGATACATCAATGGCGCGGTGTAGGGTGAGCCCAGCACTATTGGCGGCCTTTGCCAGCCGTGCGGTTGCGGTGCAATCCAGCGTGCCGTCCGGGTTCAGGCAGCCAATCACAAAACCGTTAGCCCCGGCACTGCGCAGCTCGGTGATCTGCGCGCACATCATCTCAATCTCTTCCGGCATATACAGAAAGTCCCCTGCACGCGGGCGTATCAGGCAGCGCACGGCAACATCGCTTTCGTGTCGGATCTGACGCAGCAGCTCGGTATAAGGGGTCAGCCCACCGGCCAGCAGTGCACTGCACAGTTCCAGACGGTCCGCCCCGCCAGCAATGGCAGCGCGCGCCGATGCAAGGCTATCCACACAAACTTCCAGCAGCATAATGACCCTCCAAAACGATTTTTCTTACTTATGGCAATACCGCATAATTCTAAGTGCCGATACGGCGAGCGAGGTGCGGCAGATGCCAAGCCAAAAGCGCAGATA